TCGTCCTTACTAAATCTGGTAAGCAACTGGTAGATACTCTCAAGGAACAACTCTATGGCTAAAGCTATTACTTGGGGCGAGTGTTTAGACTACACGCTCCGCAATCTCGAAACGTGGCGTAATGGAGGAGGTCGCGAATCAGCGATCTTATATTCTGGCTACTTTACTAGATTTCAAGGACATTCATTCCCAGCTCATCGAATCTCGAAAGGTTTAATGACTGATATATGTACCCGTCTGGAAGAAGAAGGTAAGAAGAACGCCACTATCAATAGGTTTATATCAGCAGTCTCTATGGTGCTTAAGTACTGTAAAGAGAATGATGTTATTACCTTTGATCTCCCTACCCCTTTCAAACGTAGAAAGGAACGAGACAAAACCGTACGTAAGTACTTCACTAAAGAACAAGTCAAGGACATGCTTCGCATATCCAAGGACTATATGTGTAGAGAAGACTTACATGACTTAATACTCGCAGCATCATTAACTGGTATGCGATTAAGTGAATTACTTAAACTTCCCGCATGGGCAGTGGACTTTAACCTTGGCGTTATCAATGTAGAAATGACCAAGAATGACGAAGCTAGATGTATTCCAATACACCCACAGCTACGTTCCACACTCATCAAGCGGTGCGAAGGTAAGCCAGCGAAGGGTTTTCCCGGGGTAAAAGTATTTGGTAATGATTGGTCTAATGCCGATCAGGTTCGATATCAGTTCGGACGACTATTACATACTCACATGGACTTCCCAGATACTGGAGCATATGTATTTCACTGTTTAAGACATAGTTTTGCTACTTGGCAACTTGCTCAGGGATGCCCACCAATTGATCTAATGAGCATATTAGGTCACGCTAATCTTCAGACAACTTTGGTATATGCCAAGCCAACTGATGATGGCAAAAGAAACTCTATGAATAAGCTGGAATTTTGATAGTTCCGTCGAATCCGTAGATTCTACAATGTTTCCATTTACTGGATTTTATGAGATATGTTAAGTGCGTCTGTTATACTAAATTCGCTGAAAAGCCTTGGGAGTGTGGCGGAATTGGTAGACGCGCCGGACTTAAAAACCGCATAACATAAAATTCAAAATGGTATATGATCTTGGCAGAAATGCTGAGATCTTTTTATTTGCAAGGTTTTAGAAATTATACACCTTAGTATCCGTCCAATTAAAAAATCCATAGAACTAAATGCTTCCTGCTGATCTAGAAAGACAGGAGAGATTCGAGCGAAGACAAATAAGCGGTGGACTAGAAAAGATCAGATCTAATACCAAGAAATTACTTGAACAAGATTATGCTTCAGCCACGGTCTTCGGCTCGGCGAGTATTGATACTCTCCTACCATTGATAATTGACCAAATAAAAATTAAAAAGGAGAAGAGAAAGAAAATAGCAGTCAAAGGTGCTGGTCATCTCATGGAGATACTGCCATACCTTGATGATATAGATAGCGAATCACAAGCAGCTATCACATGTAAAATCACATTCGATAGAGTATTCAGCTACAAGAAAGAGAACTCAAAGCTAGTCAAGATAGCTCAAGCTATTGGACAAGCTCTCGAAGCTGAGAGTCAGATGCGTTACTACGAGGACACCGCCCCGGGTTTATTTAAGGTCCTGAAAGATAACTACTGGCATCAAGCTAAAGGAACTGAATACAAACGTAAGAGTATGCAAGTACTCTTTAACAAGTCAGATGTAGAACCTTGGATACCATGGAATACACAGCTCAAGATCAAGACCGGTACATGGTTCCTTGATTGCTTCTGTGAATCCTCTGGTTGGTTTGAAAAATTAAATATAAGAATAGGTAAACGAACAGAATTATATTTAAAGACAACACCTGAGTTTGATAAACATAAGGCAGAGATTATAAGAATCACTGAATTGTTTTCCCCAATCAGCTGGCCGATGTTAATTGAGCCAAGAGATTGGAGTGATTTACATGACGGTGGCTACTACCTAAATGACATAACTAAATGCCATGAAATGGTACGTAGAGGGGTACCCCTACCTATACAGGGGAAGAAAACTTATGAGTTTTTAAACCTGATACAGAAGGTTAAATACTGTTTAAATGATTTTACTGTAGAGGTAGCTAAGGAGTTAGAGAGAGGAGAGGTAACTGTAGGTAAATTCAGACCTGTACTTCATCATCCTGAACCACCTAAACCTTTTGATATTGATACTAATAAAGAAGCACGCCAAGCTTGGAAGAAGCAAGCAGCTATAGCTAAGAATAAGAACGCCAACGAATGGCGTACCAGTTGTCGTACTCGTATGACTATGAACTGCGTACGTGAGTTTGAAGGCAAGGACTACTATATCCCTTGGTCTTTCGACTACAGGGGTAGGGCATATCCTATACCTAGCTTCCTTACACCACAAGATACTGACTTCGGTAAGAGTCTTATTAGATTTTCTGATGAAGCACCTATTACTGATGAAGGTAAGAAGTGGTTAGCTTTCCAAGTAGCTACAACTGTTGGTCTTGATAAGGCAACGTTAGATGAAAGACTAATGTGGCCGAAGCTTATTGAAAATAAAGCAAGGATCAAACGAGTAGCAACTGACCCAATAAATAATATTGGTGATTGGGAGACAGCTGACGAACCTTGGCAATTCCTTGCTGCATGTGAAGAATACTATGCAGTAGTGATAGCTGAAACAAGGACGACTACTGGTCTACCCGTGGCAACCGATGCGACATGCTCTGGGCTACAGATATTAGCAGGGCTGGCTAGAGATAAGTCCACAGCACGCTTGGTCAATGTTATACCAAGTGAGAAACCTCAAGATGCTTATCAGGTAATAGCAGATAAGAGTCTTAATAACATACCTGAAAGGTTACGTCCCTATTGGGATAGGAAAAAAACCAAGCGTTGCGTGATGACAATCCCTTACAACGCAAAGCCTTTCAGCAATCGTCAGTATATAAGAGATGCGTTTAACGATATTGATATTGACGTAGAGAATGAAGAACTAACTCAAATAGTTCACGCAGTCCGTTCAGCCATGGAAGAGGTTGTCCCGGGACCGATGAAGGTAATGAGATGGATAGAGACAGAAGTTGCTAACGCAATCAAGAGAGGAACGGACCAATTGATATGGGTTACACCCTCCGGATTCAGAGTTACGCAACGACTAATGAAGATGAGTACTAAGATTCTTGAGCTGAAGCTATTGGGTCGAGTACGAGTCAAGATAGCAGATGGCGAGAAGGGTGTTGACTTACAACATCACAAGAATGCTACTGCACCTAACCTTATCCATTCATTAGATGCTTCATTGCTACACATATGCGCGACACAGTTTCACGCACCAATAAGTCTGATACATGATTCAGTCTTATGTAGAGCGACTGATATGAATTTGTTATCCCACCTAGTTAGAGATACATACATGCACCTGTTCGCAGAGCATGACTTCCTAAGAGACTTTGCTCAAGCTATTGGAGCTGAGTCTGAACCACCGATTATTGGAGATCTTCAACCATCTTCAGTAATTGAATCGTTATATTTCTTTTGTTAATGAAAAACATCCACATAACACCAAATCCTGTAACCCTTGAAGGTTATCAGGCGATATTAAAGCCAAGCAAGTTTGGCTATTCCTTAAAAGCCGTAGTCGGTCAGGATATAGTTGACAAGCTTGAGAGTGAAAGAGCTGATTGTCTTAAATGGGCAGAGTCAAAACTAAAGAATCCTAAGAGATCTACCTTAAGACCCGAACCATGGGAGGAAGTTGAAGAAGGTAAGTTCGTTATAAAGTTCTCATGGGCTGAAGATAAGAGACCACCAGTAGTTGATACAGAAGGTACACCGATCACGAACATAGATACACCAGTGTATGAAGGTTCCAAGGTTAAGCTCGGCTTCCATCAAAAACCCTACATTCTGAGAGATGGCGTGACATATGGCACCTCATTGAAATTGTCCGGAGTGCAGATCGTTTCTATCCAGACGGGAGCCGGCATTGATAGTGGAGACTTAGATGAAGATGGTGTAGCAGAACTGTTTGGTAAGACACAGGGCTTCAAAGCTGATGACCCTAATGTCACAGTAGATGCTACTCCTAGTTCAGTAGAAGACGACGACTTCTAATGTTCAAATCAGGATTAGAGGAGAAAGTCTCTGATCTCTTATGTGAACTCGGTGTGGACTATGAATACGAAGGAACAAGCTTTGCATATACTATCGAACACAAGTACACACCTGATTTTGTACTGCCAAACGGCATATGCCTTGAAACCAAAGGCTTTTGGCGACCTGAAGACAGGCGCAAGATCAGACAAGTTATAGCTGATAATCCTGAAATTGACCTCCGAATGATATTTCAGGACCCCTATAAAAAGATTAGTAAACGCTCCAAAACAACGTACGCCAAATGGTGTCAGCGATATGGCATCAAATGGTGTGCGTTTCACGCCATACCTGTGGATTGGTTGAAATGAATACATTCCCAGCTTTTAGTATCTTCTTTCATGTAACAACGATTGACTTTGACTTTACACAATTAAGAGAAGACCAAAGACACGCGAAACAGAAAGATGGTACTTACCTAGCTGGGCAATACAGAATACTGGAATCCTATCCTAAGCTAAAGAATTTAATTGAATTAAAGTTTAATGAGTTCTTTACTGACTTATATGGAGTCGATGCAAAGAATAAAGTAACGACCTCATGGATGACCAGTCTGACTAAAGGAGACTCAATACATATTCATAACCATAGAAATTGTCAATGGTCTGGGGTCTTGTACTACGGCGAGTACGACGAAAACAGTTGTCCGCTTAAGTTTGAGAATCCTTTACTACCTTTATATAATTTCTATCATCGAACGATTGAGAATTGCCCAGCCAGTAGTGACATAGCTATACCTCCACGAACAGGACAGATCATATTCTTTCCTGCATTTGTTCCTCACTATAGTAACGAACACAAATCAGATATTACTAGACAGTCACTAGCTTTTAACCTAATACCTACAGCCCAGATGATATCTGGAGATTCAAGCTTAGATTATGGATGGATAACGAATCAGAATTTATAAGACATGAACCATGCAGTAAGTGTGGGTCGTCCGATGCTAACAGCATTTATACGGACGGACACCAATACTGCTTTGCCTGCAACACATACATAGCAGGCGACACCCAACACACTCATCAAATGCAGACAAATGTTAACTTCAAAGGATCAGCCCAAAGGTTGCAAAAACGACGAATTAGCGAAAAAGTATGTCAACTTTACAAAATCTACCGAGATGATGCACACTTACGCTTCCCTTATTTCGATGGCTCAGGACGTCTTAAAGGATTCAAAATAAAAACTAAAAGCAAGGATTTTAA